ATGGTAAAGTCCACAAGTGTGAACAATCTGGACTGGTACAAGAATTGTTTTCAAAATTACCAAATAATTTACCACGACAAAAAAACTTTACAGGTCCTACACCTGCCATGCCTGATGACTGTAAAGTGTTAGGCGATTCTTTAGCTTCTTATCATAAGTACTATATAAACAATAAAGCGCATTTAGCAAATTGGAAAAATAGAAGTAAACCAAACTGGTACATAACATGAGTATATTAAGAGAAATAACAGCAGAAAAACATCGTAAGGTTGAAGATGCTCCTTTTGTACAGTACCTATTAAAAGGTAATATTACAAAGGAGCATTATGTTGTTTATCTGTATGAGATGATTTACATCTATGATCGATTGGAATCTTTAGCGAGCAAAGCTGGACTTTTAGAAGGTCTTGATGGACTTGCAAGAACAAAACGGATTGTTGAGGACTTAGAAGAACTTGATCCAGAATACCAATCCATTTTGACTGATAGTACATTTGATTATCTAGCTTATTTGAATAATCTTTATAATTCGGATCGCAAGAATGATTTATTTGCTCACATATATGTACGCCATCTAGGTGACATGTATGGTGGTAAATTGATTTCCCGTGTAGTACCCGGTTCTGGTAAATGGTACGAATTTGACAATCGACCAGAACTTGTAAAAGCCTTTAATAACAAGTTATCATTAGATCATGCAGATGAAGCTCTGGTTGCTTTTGGGTACTTTGAAAATATTTTTAATGATCTGTGGTTAAAAATACATAAATAAAAATATACTATGCCAACATATACACTCCGTAACATAGAAACGGGTGAGATTTTTGAACATGTAATGAAAATGTCAGAATATGATGATTACATGAAATCTAACCCCACAACAGAACGCTATCACGAAGCGGCCGCATCAATTGTTGATCCAGCAACACTTGGTCTCCAAAAACCACCCTCCGATTTTCAAAAGTATGTCATAGGAAATATTCAACGAAGAAATCCTGGTCGTGCTCAATCTAAAAAATTTAATGTACCAAACGAATGGTGAGAAAGTAACTTTGTAATGTTAATTTTCCCAAAGGAGAAAGCATGGCGAAAAGAAAAGGTGTCGAAACTAAAGCTGCACTTCTACAACAACATTTTAAAGGTGATTTAAAAAAAGTTGACGAAGCCGAATTGGATGATTGGTGTAAGGATAATCTACAAAAAAATAGAGATTATTATTCGAAACAATATTCACCTTGGGCAGCAGAAGGTTTGAGTCCTTTAGATTGGTTTGATAGAAAAATTAGAGATAGAGAGGAGAAGTTGCAAGAAGCAGCATAATAATGAAATTTAATCATGTAAAATTGAATGAACTAAACTTTGATTTAGAATCCGAAACTACCGAAGGGGGTAGACTATATAAAACACCAGGAGGAAATAGCTACCCCTCAATTACAACGGTTCTATCATCGTATAGTAAAAAAGCCATTTTAGAATGGCGAAAAAGAGTTGGTGATGAAACTGCCAACAAGATTTCAGCAAAAGCTTCTGGCCGTGGCACAAGACTACATAATGTAGTTGAAAAATATTTGTTGAATGAAATGACCGACATGAAAATGGGGTCAATCATGCCAGATGCAAAAGAATTATTTGTATCGCTTCGTCCAATATTGGATGAACATGTAGGTGACATTTATGGAATCGAACAACCGCTTTATAGTGATCGATTAAAGATTGCAGGTCGTTGTGATTGCATTGGTGAATGGGATGGTGAATTATCCATTATTGACTGGAAGACCGCATCAAAGCAAAAAGAAAAACGATATATTCAAAATTACTTTATGCAAGCTGCTGGTTATGCCGAGATGTTCGAAGAAAGAACTGGCAGGCAGATAAATAATTTGGTCATTGTAATTGCGAATGATGATTTATTGCCGCAAATATTTGTAGAAAAACGGCAAGATTACCTAAACGAATTGAATAGGCATATAAACGATTATCACTTGCCAAAGTAGATAAATTGTTGTATAATGGTTTCTTATTTCAAATAAAATAAGTGGTGGGTCGGACTATGAAAGTTAAAGAGTTAATTAAAAAGTTATATGAGGCTGAAATTAAACATGATACTCCATTGATTAAAAAACTATGGTTAAAATTGTTAAAGAAAAGTCTTAAACATAAACATACTGAAGCAGTAAAGTAATTCGTAGAAGTTGTTTAAAAGTTGTTGTGGACATGGGTGCAACTCCCATCACCTCCACCAAAAGTATATTGACGAACCGAGTTATCGGTAGCAAACATAGAAACTGTGGCAATATACTTCTGATGGGGGTGCTTAGATTCGACATGACAATAATTAGAACAATGGAGAATCGTCAAAGCTAAAGACGTTAGGATTGAGGACACTCGGTCGAAGAAGCAATTAAATTAAACGCAAACGATAATAAGTTCGCATTAGCAGCCTAAAAACTGCTTAGGGTTTTGATAGGTTTCCTCGTAACAGAATAACCTATCACCAATTTATAATGATGATAAAGTGAAAAGTTATGCCTCTTATTTTACAACCTATTCAAGAGATTAAACAGGCCTCTGAACCTGCAATTACTAAAATAGAAAATTCGTCTATTGATTTGTCGGGTTCTATTTGGATCATGTTATTGTTTTTAATCCTCTGTATTTTTCGCAAACCAATTTTTGAAGTATGTTTAGTGTTATTTAAAATAGCGCTATTGGTTTCTTTTGCTTACATAACATATACATTCGTGTGGAATTAAAATGAAAGTCTATTTAAGTAATTATCGTAATCATTGGTTATCACCCTATACCATTCTCAAAACAATTTGCTTTTGGGAAAAAGATGAAGATCGAATCTACAATCTAAAAGAAGAAGTTAATAATCCATATGTAAAATGGGTTAATTTTTTAAATCCTATTTGTGAAGTATGGCAAAAGATTTTAGACTTCATTCATCCACGGTTTAACTATGTAAAGATTGATCGATGGGATACATGGTCAATGGATCACGCTTTAGCTCATATCATACATCCAATGTTAGTTCAATTAAATAAAACTAAACACGGTGCACCATACACAGAAGATAATGATGTACCAGAATACCTGCGTAGCTACATGGCACAACCAAAAGAGAATGAATGGGACACCGACAGTTTACATTTCATGCGGTGGGATTGGATTCTCAATGAAATGATTTGGTCATTCGAACAAGAATTAAAAGATGATGATGAGCACCAATTCTTTGACGATTCAGAATGTGGTGATGAAAAGTTTCCATGGAATAAAGATGGACAATATATAAGTAAATTGAAACTGGATAAAGAAGGTTTGGAAGCACACCAAAAGCGTAAGGCAAACGGCTTCAGATTATTTGGTAGATATTACCAAAACTTGTGGGATTAAGCTTTAAATTAACTAAATACTATTACTAGGCAATACACACAACCGTCTAGTAACACACATAAACACACAGGAGAATTACTATGTCAAACATGACAGCTTTTGAAATACGACTCGAACTATTAAAAATGGCGAGAGATATGCTCGGAGATGATTACTTCGGCAAGCGTGAAACAATTTCAAATCAATGGTCGACCGATTGCGAAACGGCCAAAATCAATGGGCAGGAACCACCGAAACATCCAGGTTATCCACCCTTCCCCTCAGAACAAGAAGTCATTAACAAGGCCAAAACCTTAAACGATTTCGTTTCTAACATTACAATTACAGATACTAAAACAACAAAAAAATCTGTCTGATGAGGGTTTAGACCGCCGGTATTTTCTGGCGGTCTAGAACTAACAAAGGAGAGCGTTTTGAAAAAACCAATAATCTTAATAACGATTAGCTTGATTATTTCAATTTTAGGTGCATCATTAGCTTTAACTGGAAATGCATCGCAACTATTATATAAAGCAAACTACAATTTTCTTTCTGCTGAAGCTAAAGAACAGGTAGAGTGTTTAGCAGAAAATATTTATTTCGAAGCTGGGTATGAGCCCAATGTAGGTAGAGTAGCCGTAGCATTTGTTACCATCAATCGTGTAAAGAGCGGTAAATTCGAAAGTGACATTTGCGGTGTGGTCAAACAAAAGATGAGTAACGTTTGCCAATTTTCTTGGTGGTGCCAAGATAAACAAAAGGCAATGTCAGTACATAAGGTCTTGACAAATGGCGACAACCTGTTGTATAATGATGTTAGAGATGTAGCTTTATATGTTTATGCAAATTACGAAAAACTGGAAGACCCAACAAAGGGTTCTCTATTTTATCATGCCGATTATGTTAATCCTAAATGGCGTAACATGGAACATAAAGTAACAATTGGTCGGCACATTTTTTACAACCAGAAGGAAAGAATATGATTAAAGAACTTCAACAAGCAAGCAATGTTATTATTATTTGTGTAGCTAGTGTTATTTTTACTCTTATCGTGGCCTCAACAATATATTTTATTCACGACAAAAGTTTAATGTCAAAAAATATGGATAATGCAATTGCAAAAGGTATGGATCCACTATCAGTAAGGTGCTCTTATGTTAAGAGTGATGATATTATCTGTATAGCCTTTGCAGCATCATCACAATCACATTACGCAGCTGCACCATCATCTAAAAAATAAACTAGGAGTATTATATTATGGCAGTAAAACAATTGACAATCAACCAACTCAATGATCCTGATCGTGAGAAGTTATTTAAAGTTATTAAAGAATGTTCGGGGTCATTGACTAGAATTGATGGTGAACAAGACTATATTCGTGAAGCGATTGCAGATACCGCAAAGAACATGCAATTACCAAAAAGATTAATTTCAAGACTAGTTAAGGTTTATCATAAACAAAATTATGATGAAGAAGTTGCAATCCATGAACAATTTGAAACTCTATATGAAACGGTGGTAAAATAATGAAGTTAACATTTACTTGTCAACATGATGACAATAGTAGAAATACTTTAGAAACACATTCTATTACATTACCTGAAATTTTATTAGATTTCGAAATGTTCCTTCGTGGATCAGGTTTTCGTTTCGATGGTGATGTAGCTATTGTAGATAGTGATACGCCACCATGGGATCCCCTTCAAGAAATTCTATTGCAAGAAGAAAATGATCCTTGGACTAAAGTTGTTGAACGACATGAAGAAGAATTGGAACAAACATATTTAAATAATGTTTTTGGTTCTTTCGATCCACTCTGTCCTGTTTGTAAGTTATCTTAAAAAACAATGGAAGGTCACAAATGTTGGGATGTTAATTGTCCCATTACTGAATGTGGAAAATAATGGCAACAAAAGAAGAAATGCGGAAGTTTGCTATGAAAATAGAAAGTTTGGTTGCTAATACCGACTACACTTATCTTGAAGCTATAGTTCAGCATTGTAAAGATACCGGATTAGAAATTGAAGTGGCAGCTACACTTGTGAATCCTACTCTGAAAGCAAAAATGCAAGAACAGGCAGAAAAAGCAAATTTACTCAAAGTGAAAACCTCACGATTACCTGTATGAATGGTTATGAAACCTTTGAAATATTCCAATCATTAAAACTACATTTTACCACCGAAAAATACGACTA